ATCCAAATTTGGTTGACAACATGAATGCAGCCAAAAAGAAATGAGCAAGTTAAAAGATCCTAAAGGTGGGTTGACCGAGGCTGGCAGGCGCAAGTTCGAGCGCTCTGGCGAGAGTAAAAACCTACAAGCTGGCGTCAAGGCATCTAACCCAACAGGGCAAGACGCTAGACGCAAGGGATCTTTTTTAACTCGGTTTTTTACCAACCCCAGCGGTCCACTGGTGGACAAGAAGGGTGAGCCAACCAGGCTGGCGCTGTCTGCCAATGCATGGGGTGAGCCAGTACCAAAGACCGCTGATGCAGCTGCTCGATTAGCAGCCAAAGGTAGAGCAATTCTAAAAAGATACCAAGCAAGCAAGAAAGATTAATATGGCAAAAATGAGCGTTGAGCAAATTCTGCAGCGACACAAAATAGCGCAGAACAAAAAGGATGACTTTCGCAGTCTCTATGAAGACGCTATGGAGTTTGCCCTGCCCCAGCGTAATCTCTATGGTGGCGAGTACGAGGGCAAGGTAGGCGGTAAACGCAAGATGACCAGAGTCTTTGACTCTACTGCTATCAACTCTACCCAGCGCTTTGCTAATCGTCTGCAATCTGGCATCTTCCCGCCACAGCGTAAGTGGTGCAGGCTTGAGCCTGGCACTGACATTCCCATGGATCGCAAGAGCCAAGTGCAGATGATGCTTGATATGTACAGCGACAAGATGTTTAGTGTCCTAAAGCAGTCTAACTTTGATATTGCTATGGGTGAATTCTTGCTAGATCTCTCTGTCGGCACTGCTGTCATGCTGATCCAAAAGGGTGACGCTGTTAACCCCATCAACTTTATCCCTGTCCCACAGTACCTGGTTAGCTTTGAAGAGGGTGCAAATGGCCAGGTGGATAACGTCTACCGCAAGATGCGGATTAAGGGCGAGTCTATCCAGATGCAGTGGAAAGATGCGGAGATCCCACCAGATCTGCAGCGCTTAATTGCTGATAAACCAACAGAAGAGATAGATCTGATTGAGGCCACCGTGCTAAACCTAGACCGTGGTGACTACGGTTACTACGTGATCCATGAGAAGTCTAAGTCTCAGCTGGTTTACCGCAAGCTCAAATCTAGCCCATGGGTGGTGTCACGCTACATGAAGGTGGCTGGCGAGATATATGGCCGTGGTCCAGTGCTGACCGCTCTGCCAGACATTAAGACTTTGAACAAGGTCAAAGAGTTGCTACTCAAGAATGCCAGCCTGGCTATCACTGGTGTCTACACGGCAGCTGATGATGGGGTACTTAATCCAGCCAATGTGAAGATCACGCCTGGGGCGATCATTCCAGTGGCCAGAAACGGTGGACCACAGGGTGAGGCGCTTAAACCTCTGCCACGTGCTGGTGACTTTAACGTCTCCCAGCTGGTGATCAATGACCTGGTGCAATCTATCAAGCGCACCTTGCTCGATGAGAGCCTGCCACCAGACAATATGTCGGCCAGATCTGCCACTGAGGTGGTAGAGCGCATGAAGGAGTTGGCTCAAAACCTTGGCTCTGCCTTTGGCCGTTTGATCAATGAGACGATGATCCCACTGGTTACCAAGATCCTAGAAGTTATGGATGCTGATGGCATGATTGTGTTGCCCATCCAGGTCAATGGCTTAGAGGTCAAGGTTAGCCCTGTGTCTCCGCTTGCCATGGCTCAGAACATGGACGAGATCAACAATATCTTGCAGTTCATGCAGATCACTGCTGGCATGGGTCCAGAAGGCCAGATGGCCATTAAGGCTGGCACTGCCATTGACTACATTGCCGACAAGCTCGGTGTGCCTATCCAGGTGCGTACCACTGGCGAGGAGCGTAAAGCGATGATGCAGCAGATGGCGCAGGCTGCAATGGCTGCACAACAAACTGACAGTGATCAACAACTCTTAGGTATGTTGCAACAAGATCAAGTAGCGGGAGCAGTCAATGCGTGATGAAGTAGCAAGAGCAGCTGCCATACGTGCGCTTGAAATAGCTAAGTCTGCTAAAGCGCAAAAAGGTGAGCGTGGTGACCGTGGTGAAAAAGGCGATCCTGGCGATATCAAGGTTGTCAATCACCCAGTGCCAGGCCCACAAGGTGAGCGTGGTGTACAAGGCCTAAAAGGTGATAAGGGTGAGCGTGGCCTACAGGGTCAACATGGCCTAAAGGGTGACACTGGCGCTCAAGGACCACAAGGTTTAAAAGGCGATACAGGCGATAAGGGAGACAAAGGCACTCCTGGTAAAAATGGTGCTTTAGGTGAGCGTGGTTTTATGGGACCACCTGGACCGCAGGGTGACTTAGGTCCAATGCCAAAGCATGAGAAAAAAGGCTTGATGCTTAGGTTTGAATCTGAGCCAGGCGTCTGGGGTAAGTGGTTCACCATGCCAACAGGCGGTGGTGGTGGTGGCAGAGATGACAAGCTAACAGACCGTCAAGCAGAATTAGTTGCACTTGCTGAGTTCTATAAAACCAGATCAACTAATGCAAATAAATATATTAAGACAGATGGCACTACGCTATCTTGGGATACATTGAATGGCTCAGATATTGACCTATCTACTCCCCCTACCATTGGTAACACAACCCCGTCAACAGGAACATTCACAACCCTAATCGGTGGTGGTAGTTCTGCTAACTACGGACAGTTAACAGGCGGTGCTACAACCAAGGCGGTTGAGTTTCAGACGCTTGGAAGTGACTCAAACATTGCATTGGTGCTAGATAGCAAGGGAACAGGTGCTATTGACCTAGCGGCTGGTTCTAGCGGTGTGAATATTAGTAATGGTGGTACTGTTACTGCTATTACTAGGACTAACTCTGGTGGCGCAAATTACACAACAGTTCCATCTGTAACAGTTTCTGCGCCCATTACTGCGGGTGGAGTACAAGCAACAGCATCGGTAACTATGTTTGTTGGTTCAGCAACTGTATCTGCTGGTGGTTCTGGTTATGCTGTTGGAAATGTATTAACCATTGTTGGTGGCACTTCTTCAACAACTGCAACATTAACAGTAGCAACTTTATCTGGTTCTGCTGTTGCAACAGTAACAATTTCTAATAGTGGTGTATATACAGTTTTACCATCAAATCCAGTTTCAGTTACTGGTGGTGCTGGTACAGGAGCAACATTTACACTTGCATGGTCTGTTGGCACTATTGTTGTTGATACTGCTGGCTCTGGCTATGTAGAACAACCAACAGTAACATTCTCAAGTGGTAGTGCTACTGCTTATGCTACTGTGGGTAGTATTCCAACAATTAGAACGCTTGCATCTGCTATTTCTTTTGCAACGCCTTCAAGTGAAGTATTTAGAATTGTTGATGCAAATCCAACTGCACAAAACTATGTGTCATTAGAGTCAAGTGGTAGTGGTGTTGCTTTTAGATCGGCTGGCGCATCAGCATCAGGAACTATTGTCTTTGTTACCAAAAGCACAGGGTCAATAAATTTTTGTACAAATACTTCGGCAACAACTTTGCAAATGTCAGTATCCAACACAACCTCTGCTGTTAACTATGTACAGGTGACGGGTGCTACAACAACAAATAGACCAAGAATAGATTTTACTGGTTCAGATACAAATGTGGGTGGTGCTTTTGTTGCAAAAGGTTCTGGTGCTTTTTTATTCGCTTCTGATGCAAACGCTAGTACGATTCAATTTTTTATATCTAGAACTGGGTCTGCTACAAACTATTTACAAGTAACAGGTGGTGCAACTGGTTCTGCTCCTGTGCTTTCTGCTCAAGGCTCAAGTGATACTGATGTTGATATAACATTTACCCCCAAAGGTGCTGGTGCAGTTCGTTTTGGTACATATACAGGAACTATTCTTACCCCGACAGGATTTATAACCATCAAAGATTCTGGTGGTACATCTCGCAGACTTTTAGTAGGATAAAACATGGCATTACTCAAATCAATCGACACAGACTATGGGATTCCAGCAACTTACTGGAACATTGGCGCAGTCCAAGAAGACTTTAAAGGTCAAGGCACAGAAATCACTTTCTACGGCTATGCCTCACAACAAGCAAGAGAGCAAGGCAAACAACCCTTATCTGCTGGCAAGGTACAGATTAGCGGTAGTGACTATGTAGTGGGTGCTGACAGAGCGCAACTCTATGCAATCATTAAGCAAAAGCCTGAGTTTGATGGCGCAACAGACGCATGAGTGGGTGGGATGACCTAGAGGCAGAGCCTGCTGCCTTTGAGCCTGATCAAGACAGGGTAGATCTGAACCTCCAGGTGGCAAAAACCTTTGCCAGTGCTGAAGGTCAAAAAGTGTTGGCGTGGCTGCGAGAGTTCTATCTTGAGCAACCGTGCTGGCAACCAGGCTCTGACAGTTCGCTGGGTGTGTTCCGAGAGGGGCAGAACAGCGTGGTCAGGGATATTGAAAACAGAATCCGAAAGGCTAAACAAAGATGAGTGATGCAAATGACAACCCAGGCCTGCTGGCTGGTGCAGAGGAAAGCACAGACCAGCCGATAACCGAGGGCCAAGAGCAGGCAATCAGTCACGTTCAAGGTGACCCAACGCAAGACGATACCACGCTGGAGCGCCCTGACTTCTGGCCAGAGAAGTTCTGGAACAAGGACGATCAAGCCCCAGACCTAGAGGGAATCAGCAAATCCTACGTGGAGCTAGAGAAGAAGTTTCGAGCTGGTGGTCACAAAGCCCCAGAGAATGGAGAGTACGACATTGGCGGTCTAGGCCTCAAAGGTGATGACCCAGTGGTCAAAAGCTATGTAGGCTGGGCGCAGAAGTACGGTATTAGCCAGCAAGCCTTTGAAGACCTAGCACGTGAGGTCACTGGTATTGGCGCCAATAACGTAGCAGAAACCCGCCAGAGCATGGCAGACGAGCTGGAGAAACTTGGACCTAATGCCAAGGCCATCATCAACAATATGGCTGGCTGGGGCAGAGGCATGGTGCAAAAGGGTATCTGGAGCCAGGACGAGTTCCAAGAGTTCACCCGCTGGGGTGATACAGCTACAGGAATTAAAGCCTTACAAAAGATGAGAGAAACCTACGAGGGTAGAGTACCCACTGACACTCTAAAGCCAGACGCTGCTGGCTCTATGTCCAAAGATGAGTTGAGCGCCATGGTGGCCAACCCAGAGTACAAGACAAACCCAAGCTACCGAGCAAAGGTAGAAAAGCTATTTGCAAAGATGTATCCAGATTAAAGATAACGGCAAGCAGTTGCCAACTTTATAGCCAGGTGTAACAGCTTGGCTTTTTTTTAATTAATAGTTGACACAATTCTAAAAATATGATTTAGAATGTAAGCACTGACAACCGCAAGGCCAGTGACGATAGTAGTCTATCCAGGGGTGCGCTGTAAGGCACAAGTCTTGGCCCAGAGTTTTCTGGACAACCGTTGGCGAGAAACATTTTCTTTCAATAGTTTTCTAGGAGAACACAAATGGCAGTTGGCATTTCCACCGCATTTGTAACCCTGTTCGACACGGAAGTTAAACAAGCGTATCAAGCTGATGCTGTCTTGCGTAATACTGTTCGGTTGCGTACTGGCGTTACAGCGACAACACACAAATTCCCAAAGATCGGCTCTGGCGTTGCACAAATTCGTGTACCACAGACTGATGTCACACCTTTAAATGTGACCTACTCACAAGCAACCGTCACGTTAAGTGACTACATTGCTGCTGAATATAGTGACATTTTTTCCCAAAGCCACGTAAATTTTGACGAGCGCCAAGAATTGGTGCAAGTGGTTGCTAAAGCTATTGGCCGTAGATCAGACCAGATGATCATTGACGCATTGGCAGCATCAAGCACCAGCTTGACCGTTGCTACTAGCATTGGTGGCGCTGGTACAAACTTGAATATGGCTAAATTGCGTGAGGCATCACGTTTGCTAAACACTTCAAACGTACCCGCAGAAGATCGCTATATGTTGATCCATGCATCACAGTTGTCTAGCTTGTTGTCTGAGACTGCTGTCACAAGTTCTGACTTCAACAGCGTCAAAGCATTGGTGCAAGGTGACATCACTAGCTTTATGGGCTTTAACTTTATTACTATTGGTGACCGCACTGAAGGCGGTTTAACTGGTGGTGGTTCTGGTCAAACCCGAAAGGTGTATGCCTATCACAAAATGGCAGTCGGCATGGCCGAGAGCATGGCAATCCGTTCTGAAATCAACTACATCCCAGAGAAAACCTCTTGGTTAGTTAGCTCGATGTTCAGTGCTGGCGCTATCGCTATCGATGCTGGTGGTTGCGTTGACATCACTTGTACAGAATAAGGAGGACCTATCATGGCATTTTCTTTAACGGGTTTTAACCCTATTGGTGGCCAATCAAAGGCTGGCAATGCTCCACAAGTTTGGACGTATACCAGCACTGATGCTCAATCAGTAATTCGTGCCTCTGGCTATTTCAACACTGTTTCCGCACAGTTGAAAGTAAACGATATTATTTTTTGTATCTCTGCCTCTGGTGGCACACCAGTGTTGTCTACTGCTTATGTAAATGCAAACTCTTCTGCTGGAGTTGTTGACATTACTGACGGTGTGACCATAACTTCAACAGATACTGATTAATCAGTAGTCAAGTTAGTAGGCCAACTTCTAGTTATCTGGAGGTTGGCCTTTCTCACATTTTGGGGTGATATATGGCTAGTGGTGACACGGATCTAAAAGTATGCTCAGACGCCTTATTAATGTTGGGCGCTAAGTCCATATCTTCATTCAATGAGGGTACTGACGCATCTAATATCTGTGATCGCATCTACCCAGATATTAAGAAATCTACGCTCCAGTCTTATCCCTGGAGCTTTACGTTTAAGAAGGTGCAGCTGGCGCAGACAATCAATACGCCAGTTAACCAGTATCGCTACGAGTACCAGCTGCCATCAGACCGTCTTGGCACTATTCGTAGGGCTTACAACTCCACCCAGGTTGGCGCTAGGACATTTACAGACTGGGTTATCAAGGGCGATAAGCTGCTAACCAATGAGTTAGCTGTAGTCATTGATTACCAGTATCTGCCGACAGAATCGGAGATGCCTAGCTACTTCATTCAGCTGCTCAAGTACATGATGACGTGGCACTTGGCAGACCCAATCACAGATCAAATCAGTAAGACCCAGTACTGGCAAGCTATTGCTACTGGTGGTCCTGTAGAAAATAACCGTGGTGGGTTCTTTCGCACGGCCATGGTCATTGATGGCCAGGGCAATACTACCCAGAGCTTTGAAGACTTCAGCCTGATTGCTGTGAGGAACTAATGACCAGGTTAGTTTCATTCCAGACTAACTTCAGCAGCGGTGAATTGGATCCGCTGTTGAGGGCTAGGGTTGATCTAAATCAATACCAGAATGGTGCTGAGACACTGACTAACGTCATTGTGCAGCCACAAGGTGGTGTGCGTAGGCGTGGTGGCTTGAAGTATTTATTTGAACTACCAAGTGCTGCAGCACCAGCCAGTGGCACTCGCTCGGTGGCCTTTGAGTTCTCTGTGGATGACAGTTATATGCTGATCTTCACTAACCAGAGAATGTATATCTTTAAGGATAAGACCCAGATCACCAACATCAATGGTGGTGGCCTAGACTATTTGGCGGTTACTGCGGTGACCAGTTCTATTCTGTCAACTATGGTCTGGACTCAGTCTGCAGACACATTGATCCTTGTCCATAAAGATATCCAACCAATCAAGATTGTGCGTGGTGGTAGTGACTCCAGCTGGACTGTGAGCAATATTACTTTTATCAGTATTCCAAAGTATGCATTCACCATTACTTTGTCTAACCCAGCAGGCACATTGACGCCAAGCGCTAAGTCTGGCGAGATCACTTTGACTGCCAGTTCTGCAGTGTTTAGCTCTGGTTCTGTCGGCCAATACATCAATGCCACTCCGCAAGGTAGGGCAAGGATCGTGGCTTACACAAGCACTACCGTGGTAAGCGCTGTGACCGAGATACCGTTTTTTGACACCACTGCAATTGCTAATGGATCGTGGGAGTTGGAGTCTGGCTATGAGGATGTGTGGTCAAGCACTAAGGGCTGGCCAAGAAGCTGCACGTTTCATGAAGGGCGTCTGTACTTTGGTGGATCTAAGACTCGGCCAAGCACCATCTGGGGCAGCAAGGTAGCGCAGTTCTTTGACTTCAACCCTGACCAGGCTTATGACGATGATGCGGTGGAGGCCACGCTAGACACTAACAGCTTGAACGTGATCATTGACATCATCAGTGGCCGTGACTTGCAAGTGTTTACTAGCGGTGGTGAGTTCTATGTCCCACAAAATGGCTTAGATCCGATCACGCCAACTAACTTCTTTGTTAAGGCGGTGTCTCGCAATGGGGCTAGAGAAGGCATCAGGGTGCAGATCCTGCAGTCTGGTACGTTGTATGTGCAGCGCCAGGGTAAGGCTCTTAATGAGTTCCAGTTCTCTGACACTACCCTGTCCTACGTGAGTCAGTCGATCAGCTTGCTGTCTAGCCACTTGATCAATACACCAACTGAGTTGGCGTTGCGTAAGAACACTAGCACTGAAGAGACAGATACGCTGTTCATGTTGAATGGCGATGGCACGATTGCTAACTACTCTATTCTGCGCCAGCAAAACGTGGTGGCTCCTAGCAAGCTCACTACTGATGGACTGTTCAAAGACATTGGCGTGGATATCGAGGATATCTACGTGGTGGTCAAGCGCACGTTTAACAGTGTCGATAAGTACTATGTTGAAGTATTTGACAACACGGTGTTTACAGACTGTGCGTTTACTGGTGGTGTGGCCACAACGATATCAAGCCTGCCCCATATTGGTAAGACTTTGAATGTCAAGGCAGATGGCTCGGTGCTGTCTGACGAGGTGGTTAGTGGCGGTGGATCTCTGACTATGGACAGAGCCAGCGTTACTAGCTATGAGGTTGGCCTGCCGTTCACGGTGAGCATTGTGACTTTGCCGATTGAGCCAAGACTGCAGGCAGGCGCTAGGACTGGCTTTGTCAAGCGCATTGTTGAGGTCAATGCCATCCTGTATCAGACCCAGCACATCATTGTTAACACCAACCTTGTGCCTATTCGCACATTGGACACGGCCAACATCATGGATAACGATGTACCAGAGTTCACTGGGACTAAGTTGATATCAGGTATCAGTGGCTATGACCAAGACGCCCAAATAACTATCACTCAGACCTTGCCTCTAAAGCTCAACTTGTTGGGCATGGAGTACAAGATTAGCGTGTATGGAGGCACATAAATGGAATCAGTAGCACTTTATATAGCCGAGGCGTCAGCAGCAGAAACAGCAGCAGCTATTGGTTTGCCAGCAGCAGAAGTAATAGCGCCATCCATTGCGATGCCATCCCTGTTTACAGCATCCAATCTGTCTATGGCCAGCAGTGCATTCAGTGCCATATCCAGTGTGTCGCAAGGTGCAGCACAAGCTGACTACTACCGTCTGCAAGGCTCTCAGGCAGAGCTACAAGGCCGTCAAAACGCATTGAACTATAACCGCCAGGCATACCAGCTTTTAGAGCGCCAGCAACGTCTGGCAGGCACTGTAAGGGCAAGAGCTGTAGCAGGCGGTGTAGACCCATTGTCTGGCTCACCAATGACCGTGGAGCAGGCCAACGCTTACCGTGCTGGCAACGAGATCCAGATCTTGAATGAAAACGCACAACTAGCTTTGTCTGGTGGTTTAGCTATATCTCAGTCATTCAATGCTGCAGCAAGTTCTGCAGAAGAATATGGATTGATGTCTGGTATTGCCAAAGGGGCGCTGGGTGCTGCTACTTATCAGACAACAAAAATACCGTCTAGAGCGAGGGCTTGATAAGACATGGCAACCCTACCTACATACGAAAATGCTGGAGTTCAGTACGCTGATTTGCCACGTGTAAACACTGCACCACAGCAAGTGGCAGCGCAGGGCATGAGTATGCTCGGCCAGCAGTTAGATCGCATGACAGCGTATTTCCAGACCCAGGCTGTGACTGATGCACAAAAAGCTGGCATGAAGTACGCCATTGAGTTGCCACCTACATTAGAGCAGTTAGAGGTTGGTAAGAGGACTGGCCAGATGCCAGTTGTACAAGGCGGTGGCCGAATATTCCAAGAGTCTTACAACAAGGCGTCTGCCCATATCCTGGGTACAAACATCATTGCTGACTTTCAGAACCGTCAAGCTGACAGATTGCAAAAGATTGAGTCTGGTGCGCCAGTAGATCTATTGGCTCTAAGGCGTGATCTCAGGGATGATATTGATGGCAATGCCTCAATGTTGACTAACCTAGATGCTGAGACATCCATCCAGGTCAGAGCGCAGATGACAACCCTTGGCCATGCTGTATACAAGCAGGCGCTGATGTTTGATGAGAAGGCTCGGCAGGCTGCTTACCAGGTAGACCAAGAGGTGGGTTTGAGCAAGATCAAGCCAGTGCTTGAGAATGTGATTAACTCATACGCCAAGATCAATTTACCAGCTGGTGAACTAGAGCAAGTGCTAGACAATGTACTTAGCCCTTATACCAACTCCACATCTATTCGCTTGGCTGGCAGCAACAAGTATGCGCTTGAGGCTTACAAGATCAAAGAGAATGCCAAGATAAGTGCAATAAGTGCAAAGCTGACTGACAGAGACTTTGCGCCTACAGCTGGTGCAGCGTTCAAGAAGATCCTAGCTGGCGATGCTGGCGAGTTGACTGAGATGTACAAAGGCATGAGTACAGACAGCAAGGATCTGTTGCGTGAGCGCATCATCAAGTCTTTCTCAGATCAAGAGCAGACCAGAAAGATGGACGAGGCTATTGTTAAAGATGCCAATAAGACCAAGGGCAATGCGTTAACCCTAGAGTACTTAACTGCTGGTGGAGCTAGAAAGCGCCAGATCGTAACGCAGTTGGTTGGCCTTGGTGAGATGACATTGCAGTCTGCTGAAGACTTGCTAAAGCCAAAAGATCCTAGTCCAAACCCAGTGCTAACTGGCTCACTGTATGACCAGATCAGACGTGGCACGATCAATAACTTTCAACAATTAATACCTTTTTCAAATCAGTTAAGCAGAGCTGAGTTTGAGTCTTTGAGTAGAACCGTGGTGGATGATCAAGCACGTAAGTCTTATGAGCGCATTGATCGTGTGTCTGGCATTGTGAGCGCCTACGTGGATCCTGGCAAAGTAGTAGCCCAGAAGAAGATTGACATTACAAAACTTTATCTTGAAGAGCTTGCTATAAAAACAAAGAATGAC